AATAGTCGCGTCGGCCAGCTCGTCCTCGAACGTGTCTTTAACGTGTACCTCGAACTTTTCACGGAACGGAAAGATTTCACAGGGTTCCTTATCGAAAAAAGCCGATAAGTCGGCCCGTTTGTTCTTACGATCGGCTTCCAGCGCCTCGGCGAGTTCCGAAACGGTCAGCATTAAAGCGCGGGGGATGTCGATCGGTTCATCGTGGAACCCTTTCGCTTTGGCGGTTTCAAATGCACGTCGCCCCAATTCTTTGAGTGTTAAATTTCCCATGATTATTTCATTTTTGAAAGGTTTTTACTCACATAATCCGTAAAAGCTCATGCAACTGGTCGCTGTGTCATCGTCGAACAGGCTGCCGGTCGCGTTCTGCCATTTGACATATTGTACTACATCGTTTATTGTCGGATATTTCTCGCCGCTGGTAATCGCGTGGGCGGGGATTTTATCCGGTCCAAAAAACGATGACTTCAGGTCATGCTCCAGCGTGGCAATCTGCTCGATGCGATCCGGAGATTGGCGGGAAATGTTCAGTATATCCCGCTGGCTCGCCATGACGCACGGCCAGCACCCTACACGTTTATAGCCCATCGTGTAGAGCGGATTGGGTTCAAGCCCCGCCGAGAGGATGTAGTCAATCACCTGCTGCGCCGACCAATCGAATACGGGACGCAGTAGATCGTCAGCGTATTGCTTTCGGAACACCCGCACGTCGTGACCGCGATAGGTGTGCATCTTTGGTTTGCCCGCTTTATCATAACCGTATGGCTCGAAATAGTACTTAAAGTACGTGCATTGCTTTGACATAGCCGCACGGTTCGGAGATTCCGCCGCGCGTATGCCTTGGATCATCAGTATATTATCCTGTACGTTGTCGAGCACATAGTCGATGCACGGCTTGGTTTTCAACTCTTGGGTACAGAATCGGGCACGGGTGGACGGCCAACGCTTTTTCTGCTTGGCCAAACCGACCATCCCATCATACTTGGGCGACTTGAGCGTTACGAGGTCGAGGTTTAGCCGGTCGGCGATGCGATTGATGTACTCGTAGGTCAGTGGATGCTCCCATCCCGTATCGCAAAACACGGTGGTAAAGTTGGTGGTGATGTGCTCGCGCACCCACAACAGCGCCGCAAGGCTATCCTTTCCTCCGGAAAATGTTACGATTATTTTCATCTACCAAAGTGTTTTATACAGTTACAGATCGTGATTGTCGGATTGGCCCATTGCCGTTGAAACCGGCGCCAATCGGTTGAATATTTACCCTCAAGATCACGAAACAACATTGCCATTGGCATAAAACCGGCTCGCCACGCCTCGCCCATCCGTGTCTGTGCTTTCTCGAACGTGTCTCCCTTGTAACCGCACAACACATAACACCTCATCGAGTTGCTGGATTTGGTGAAACCTGCCTCGATAAGCATTTTGCCTGCCTCAACGAGCGGGTCCAGGTCGTTGGGGGTGTCGTAGGCGAAAAATAGCGATTGGGGATGTAACTCATGTATTCGTTGCGCCATCGTCGGGGTTAGCAACGCTGCCTCCAGTCCTCCGGTAAATTGCGGCTTGTGCGGCTGGCGGGCAAGCATGGCAAATACCTCGTCGATATGGCCCGGAGAGCAGGCCAGCAGGTTGTCATCGGTCAGAATCCAGCCGTCGGTAACTGGCAACTCTCGGAGCATTCCGCCCTCACGCTTGGGAACAGCGCAAAACCAGCATCGATTCGGACATCCTCGGCTGGTAATCACGTATCCGTGCCTCATGTACATACCAGGGATAAAATCGCCGCCCGGCTCATTGTAAGCGGGACCGCCGATCTTCACCGTTGCAACCGGCTCCCATTGTTTCGCCAGCCATTCAGCGATCGGTATGTCCCATGTGAACGTTACAGAAACGTGCACCTCGTCCGCTTCGTCGAAAAAGGACGGAGTTTCGCGGATACGTACCAGCTCGTCGGTTGGCGTAGCATTCGTCTTGGTTGGGAATACTCGTATTATCCGTTTTTTCATATCCATTTCAGAATAATTTTTGCTGCATTTGGTGATCGATCAATCTTCAATAACCCGCACGTAGGTATCGTTTATAGTTCGACCTATCTCTATCAACCTCAACGCGACCATTTCCTCCAATACGGCACGAAAAGCGGTGAGGGATTGGGAAAACCGCGTTTTCAGCATAAGTCCGTCGCGTATGACCAGAGCGTCGGCGGGCATCCTGTTTGTAGCCCGGCGGGTGCGTTGTACCTCGCGGACGTGGCGCCGTATCTCGGCGTGCAAAGGGTTGGCTGGTTCCATTTATTGCCCGCTTAATTTTTCAACGATCCGCATTTCTCGTTCGGATAACTCCCATACTATAGCCTCTTTTTTCACCGCAGCTCTTTCGGCGGTAACTCTTTCGGCGGCGGTATACGAGATTAAAAAACCGGATCCGTAAATCGATTTCCCGTGCTTTTTTTGGATGTCAAGCGCAGAGTGATGCACCATTTCCCGCTTGTCTATCTTTATCTCTCCCTTGTTTTTCACGATGTACGCTACATCCGAAACCGTCAGCACGCAGTCCGGGTATTTGTATTTCGGCAACTCCGCTTTCGGTGCCGAGCAAATGGCGTCGATCCCCTCATATAGCACAGGATCACCTATTACACCGGCTTCGCCGAACATATTGGACAAAAAAGATGTATTTACTTTTGCCCCGTTTTCGTAAACGATAGCGGCGCCGCATACGATCCGTGTACAGTCAAGGTCAGCGCTGAACAATGTCAGATGCGGAGCAAACAGGAAAAACTTGATCCCTCGTTTCAGATAGAACCGGACAATTTGAGAGACGATCGAAAAGGGCGGGTTGTCGATCACCACGCAATTATCGGGATAGACCAAGCTCTCGTAATCACCACCCGGATAGAACGGGCGGACAACGGTCATCCCGTCGATGTCGCAATGATCGGCTACATATTGCAAAACATAGTCGTACACCGCTGGAGGCGTATAGCAGTCGTCGGTCGTTTTCTTGGGATTGAATTTTTCCACAAAGCCCTCGTAATCGTCGAAAATACTTTTTTGCGACTTTCTGCGATTCGTGAACACGTGCTCCTCTTGGCCGAATAAATTTATACTTTTCATATCATGCTGCATTTTCAAAATCCAAAATCATACGCCCCAGTGCTTCGCAGATCACGCGGGCCATTGTAACCTCAACAGCGTTGCCGATGAACTTCTTCTGCTCGGCCTGTGTGCCTACCAGCTTGTAGTTGGCGGGGAAACCCATGATGCGTTTCAGTTCGGAAATCTTCAACATTCGCATCTTCACATCGACCAGCCCGTACAGCGCCATGAACTCCTTTATCTGCACCACGATCGGGCTGTCTGTGGTATATACCTCGTAGATCAGCGTATCGCCTTCGCGGCGGATGAACGGCGCGAGATGCTGCACGTCGTTCTCCGTTGTAACGATACTGGGCGGTCTTTTGTCCATCCGTGCGATCAGCGTGAAGCACGGGCGATCTATGGGTGCCCCCGCTGATGCGAATTGCGGGTTGAGTAGATAACGACCTTTACGGGGCGGTGTTTCCGCACAATACGTAACGAGATGGTGTTTTGGCGTGGGGGTTACAGTCCCGGCCGGCAACTCGACGGACGCGGTGCATCCATTTCCGTACTGCATATTCAGAAACCGAGGCTGCACCAGTTGGAACCGGTCTTTTGTCGTTACGGTCGGCCCCGGTGCCTCGACTGGCGAGTTGTATCCGTTACCATAGTACGCCGTCAGAAAGTTGCCGGAGACCAGCGCGTGATGATCTACCGTTGTGATGGCGTGCGCCGGCCCGTCGATGCTGATGGCACGGTCGGCCGGTGATCCGCTGAAATGCTTGGCAAGGAAACACGCCTTTGCCACGCCGAGCCTGCTCTGCACCGCAACCGTCGGGCATGGATCGTCGATGCCTGGCGCGACGTATTTGCCGCTTTGGCTCATGGAGTTGTATTTGACCATGAACGCCTCTTTGCCACCGGCGACGAACTTCACCAGCCCGGCGTGTATGCGCTCGAAGGTTGCATCCACCAGCGGCTTTTTGCGGCCGAATATGCTGGCGCCCTCGTCGTGCAAGTCCAGCACGTCACGAACCGGGCGCCACTTAGCGCGGGCGTCGAACAAGTTGGGGGCGGGCTTCTTGGCATGGGTGGGCGTCGGGAAAACGATGGGCAGCCGGCCGGCGGCGAAAATCCCGAAGAACCGGCGGCGGGAGGTGTAGGCCCCGAAGTCCGCCGAATCGAGGATGCGGTGGTCGAACCGATAGCCTCCGTCCGCGCAAATGCGATCCACCCACCGGCGGTAATGCTCGCCGCGATGGGCGGCATCGGGCACCCACACGGGGGCGATGGTGCGGCGCTTGTGTTTGCCGGTGCCCTCGGTCTTTATCGCCAGTGGACAGTATTCGCCATGACCGGCCGATGCCTCGACGACTTTCACCACGAGCGGCCCCCACGTCATGAACTCCTTGACGTTCTCGATTTGGATGTAGTCGGGCCGCAGTGCGTCGATGTATCGGAAAAGGTGCTCGGCAAGCGTGCGGCTGTCGGCGTCGCGGCTTTGGCCGCCCTTAGCGATCGAGAAGTTGGTGCACTCCAGCGACGCCCACAACACCACGCGGGCGGCAGGGTATTGTTTCCGCATGGCTTCGACATGGGCCAGCATCCGGTCGAGGTTCAACGTGCGGATGTCTTCGACAAAGTGCAGCGCGTCGGGATGGTTGGCCGCGTGCGAAGCGATCGCGTTGGCATCGTGATTGACGCACGCGATCACCTTGGCGACCTGCTCGCCGTGCAACCGTGCCGCCTCAACGCCTGTAGATGTTCCACCGGCGCCGCAAAAGAGGTCTATGTACAGAAAGCGGATCATAGCGTAATGCTTTCAAATATCCCCAGCTCTTTACTGCGGCGTCTGTTCTCTATTTCGATATATTGGGGATTTAATTCGAAACCGATAGCATTGCGGCCGAGTTTATTGGCCACGATGCGCGTGGTGCCGGAGCCGTTGAACGGGTCGAGTACGAGGCCACCGGCGGGACACCCGGCAAGGATGCACGGCACGATCAAATCCTCGGGGAACGTGGCGAAATGGGCCTCTTTGAACGGCTGCGGGGGAACTGTCCACACGCTTCGTTTGTTGCGCGTCGTTGAAGCTTCCGGCGCTATCTCGGTGTATTCAATCGCTTCCGCACGACCGGAGCGATGGAATGATCCGTGGCCGCCTTTCCCCGTGTCCCATCCTGCCGGCTTGCGCTGCCGGTTCTTGCCGACGTTCGGATGGTTGATCAGGTTCTTGCCATCCTCGAATTTCGATCCGTTCCACCCGGTCGCTGGCTCCTTGATCGCCTCGGCATCAAAGTAATAGCGGGCCGATTTGCTGAAAAGGAAAATATACTCGTGCGCCTTGGTGCAGCGATCCGTCACGCTCTCGGGCATCGGGTTCGGCTTGTGCCAAATAATGTCCTGACGCAAGTACCAGCCATCAGTACGTAGGGCGAACGCCAGCATCCACGGGATCC